TGTTGAATCAGATTTAGATATTTTTTATGAAACATCTACAGGGGGATTAGTATCTACTATACCTGCTACTGAAATAGATATTGATTTTTTTAATTGTTATATTTTAACTTTTGATCCAGGTGGTGTTGGGGATGATCATATAGAAGTTAATAGAATTAAAGCAGGTTATAATGAACCATTTTTTGATATTGGTGTTAGGGCTTATGTAGTACAAGAAAATTTCTCTGAAGAAAGAAGATTTAATACTTTAATACATTCTAGTGGTTTATTTAATTCCAGAGTAAGTATAAATTATATAAATCAATTTAATGAAGCAGAAGGGGGCTTGACAGTTTCATTAGATCCTCAAAATGGTGGAATACAGAAATTATTTGCAGATAATACACAAATAACTATATTTCAAGAAGATAAAGTATCACGTTCTCCAATAGATAAAGATTTTATATATTCCGCAGAAGGTGGTGCTATACCTGTAACTAGTAATACGCAATTTTTAGGTACGGTAGCCCCTTACGCTGGACAATTCGGTATTGCCGATAACCCGTTATCTTTTGCTACATATGGGTTTTCAAGGTATTTTGCAGATAGAAATAGAGGATCCATACTAAGATTATCAAATGATGGTATAACAGAAATATCACAATATGGAATGGGTGATTTTTTCAGGGATGTTTTAAAAACAGCTACTGAAATAATTGGATCTTATGATGAATTTAGCAGACTATATTCTTTAACTATTATTGGTGAAGGTTATTCAGGAAATGACGATAGTAATGTTGCTACTGCTAGCACTGGTTATATTACTGTTAATTTTGATGATAGATCTAATGGATGGACTAGCTTTACCAGTTTTAAACAA